AAGATTGTTTCGGGTTCCCAGTATGTATATTCTTCTAAAGCTATTTCTTTAAGCTCAGGAAAATCCCAACGGCCTTTTCGCATTGATAAAAGTATAATGTGCGGTGGTCCGTGTTCCACGGGTTTAAATACACCCCACGTTGTTATTGCACTAAAGTCCGCTGTTTCTTTTTTACTGAATGCTGTGTCATAGCTCTGTATAACATGCATTAAATTAGGTATATTTTCATTACCCCATATCTGCCACCACTCTCTTTTAATGATAGATCCTTCCTCTGATGTTGGTGCTTGTTGCCATTGTGCTTGCCATTTTTGTTCTGACAGCGATGCCTTAACGCCTTCTAATTCATTTAATTTCCAATATTCAGGCCACATCGGTTTATCATTCAAGACAGCAGGAAACTCAACCACGTCCCACTGATCAGCTTTTGTTTCAGCTTGAGCTGCTAATAACTTGCCTGTAAGATCTTTAGTAGACCATCTTGTCATCACAATAACAATTGCACCACCTGGTTGTAGACGTTGTCTTGGACCAGAGGTGTACCATTCATAGGCATTGTCCATTGCTGTTTGACTTAAAGCATCTTGCTCTGAGTGAGGATCATCAATAATAAGCAAGTCAGCACCACGCCCAGTAATAGCGCCACCCACACCAGCAGCAAAATACTCTCCACCTTTGTTAGTTGTAAAACGCCCCGCAGCCTTTGAGTCTTGAGATAAGCTGACATTCGGGAAAACATCTTTAAATTCTTGTTGTTCAAATAAGTTCCTCACTTTCCTACCAAAGTTATACGATAATTCTGCCGTGTGTGTCGTCTGAATTATTTTTAATTTTGGATTTTTACCCATCATCCACGCAGGAAACAAGTTAGATGCAAACTCTGATTTAGTATGTCTAGGTGGCATATTAACAATTAGTCGTTTTATCTTTCCACGTGAAACGTCCTCTAATTTTTGTGCAAAAATTTTATGATGATTACCTCCTACAAAGTCTGGCCAAACTTTTCTTACAAAAGTTAAGAAGGAGGAACGGGACTCCTCCGACACTTTTAGTTGTAAATTTCTTAATTCATATTTTAATAAATCAGTTGGGATTTTATTTATTTTCATAAAAAAGTTATATCATAGTCTGTGTATGTGTAAAACTCAACCTTTAGGTTAACTTCAAAAGAACACCGCCTAAATATGCGGGGGTGGGGGTAACGAAAACACCAAATCTAGTATGTTGAGGTTTGTAAGTACCTAAGGGTAGTAGTAATAGATTACGCAACTAGGAATGGGCATCTCCAGTTAGAAAGAGTAAAAATACCAGCGTGGTGATGTCAAGCATAAAAAAAGGGCGGATAAACCGCCCTTTTGCCAGTCCTTAAGGAATTTTTTATCGTCGTGGTAAATGCTGAGCCAATCGTTGCATTACTTTTTGACCCCAATCACGAACATAAGCAGGACAATTAGGATCAAGAATAACACTCTCAACCTCAGCCTCTAAAACTTTGTACAAAGCTTTCCAATTAATATTATCAGTATGCTGACTTTCAATAGGTTGGTCATTTGGTACTGCAATACTTGTATCATTGCGAGGTACTAAACCAAACCTTTGTTCAACTGCTGATAGTCTTCTTGATAAGTCGTTATCATTATCTGGCATTTTGATTTCTCCTTTCTAATTACTTCTTACTCCCATTTCTTTTTATAGTCAAATTCTTTTTTATTTTTTTTTCTTTTTATTTTTGCTACCAACTCCACAACAGTTCCCCCCTGAACTCCTGTATTACTACTCTCCACTTGCACAGGGTTAGGTGGAATGGGTAATGGAAATGGAAACAGGAACTCCTGGTTCGGCGACTCCTGTTTATTACTTACTACTTAGTCAAGGGTTAGGTGGAATGGGTAATGGAAATGGAGAAAGGCGACCGAAGTCGCCTTTCTAAATAAGATTTAATTAAACAGCCAAATCGAAGTCAGCTACTTCTTTAATTGAGTATTTTGTTTTGTCAGTTTCAACCCTGTTTTTTTCAAGTGGCATTGCTTGAATTTGTTGATACTGTGTTGGTACTTTGCATTTATGATACTCAAGTTCGCCAAGTTTTTCCTTAAGGAGTTTCGTATCAATCTTTGCAGATAGTTTTTGCGATACATGAAGTTGGTAATCCTTTCCGTGTAAAAGGTTTGCATTTTCACCGATACCCATATCAATGATAAGATTACGATTAACTTTAATAAAGTCGTCTATTACTTTCTTCATCATTAAAGCACGACCATAACTATCTATAATTTGTTGCTTAGCTTTTTTACTCATTCTAGCTTTGCTTAAGTGAGCTTTTTCTAAGACTTCTAATATATTAACTGATTTTGACATATAGTTTATCCTTTCTGTACTTTCTGTTAATACTTATAATATAGTCCCATTTTATTATAAGTCAATAGTCTTTTTATTTTTTTTTTTGGAACAAGAGTTGGCATCCCTGCGTAGGGGAACCACACTTCTTATACTGTACTTGGGTAAGGATCATGGCCAATGGAATGGAGAATGCAGACCTCACACAAGCCAAAGCCCCATCAACAGCAGAGCAGTACCAGCTACTGGATGGTGAATCATCACCAGGCCTGACACGCACAACCAGATGGACATCATGAATGCGCCACCTGTCCAGGCGCAGTATGCAGAATCATCTCCTGCATCTTCGGCCACGCAGCATGCTCTGCAGCGATGCTAACCTTCGCACCGTCAAACCAATCCAGATACCAGTATTCCAAACGATGGATGGAGTCATCACGATTAACGAACGCCCTGAGCTCATCACCAGGTCCACCCCAGCTAAACTGCCAGCGCCAATAGCCTTCGGCCTGGTCGGTGAATGTATGCGGAGCTACATAGTCAAAACTAAGCCCTTCGAAATCTTCTTTAGTCAGGTCTTTCTGCCTGTCTTTCCATTTACTGGAAACCAAACTTTTGCAGTCATCTCTTTCCTGCCAATCCTTAATTTCTCCATAGTCTGTAATTGTTTGTACTTTATCAGTCATCTTGTTCCTTTCTAATGTAGGCAAGGGTAATGGCTCTTGGCCAACCAGAGCGAAACCCTCGCCTCTTTTTTAGGTTTGCCGCTGTGGACCTACTGCCAGCTGCTGGTTCCACAGCTCTCACAGCTGCGCACGAGTCAAACCTGATACCTATATAGTCCCATTCTTTTAGATAGTCAAGAGGTAATCAAAATTATTTCTGGCACAACAGTAACAGCCTTCTGGGTACGCTGCGTGGTCCTTACTACTAAGGTCGTGTTCACGGTGCTCGGGCAATGGACAATGGAACTGTAAAGATGATACGCATCAGCTCCTGGTGCGGAACCAGAGCTCACCCTACTTACTTCCCACAACTGTGCTACTTGTCAATGGACAATGGACAATGGAACACGCTGCTGCAGGGCCCGCATGCAAGATCCTACTTATGCCAAACCTTTTTCGAGACTGGGTGATGGGGAATGGACAATGGAACACGACACGCCAACAGCTCCTGGTGCAGCATGTGCTACAGAGATAGTACTACTGATGGGGGGTTGGTGGCGATGGCAATGGAGAATGGAGAAGGATCTCTCGCACCTGGTTCCAGCTGCCTGGGCCCGCATCACCAGCGATGCGCATATTTACCTTCCAATGGGGAGAAGGACAATGGGCAATGGAGCCAATGGAGGAAGCAACGATCCCTGGAAAGATATACAGTAATCTATAAGGGAGGGTCGTGGCTATAATAAAACTTCTTCCGCCCTTTAAACTATGGGTAAAATTCCACGATTTTTGAAAAGGAGATAAATTAATCTTCTTACTTTGAATTACTTTTAGTTCTACCCAAACTGATATTCCATCTTTAATTCCGTAACAATCTGGTACGCCAGGCGACGCCCAATTTTCAAACCTAGTCCAGTGAATATCAGATAAGTTTTCTTTTACTTTCTTCCATAATTTTGTTTCTGGTTTAACCGCCAAAGTAATAAAACCAAACCATAGCAAGAAGGGTTAACTTCCAGTGAACAGCCATAAACAACAAAATCATTATAACAATAATTTTAATCACGGCACACTCCTCATCATCTCTTGCAACTTATGAAAATAAATTAACCTAAATTCAAAATCTTCTGCCATCAACATAGCTCTTTGTAACCATCCTACTCTATTCCAAAACAATACATCTGTCATAGGTAAGGATTCATATTTTCCTATTTTTACAATAACTGTTCCGTTCATTCTTCCTCCTTTTTTAAGACTGGCATATTTTATACCCACAATGTTAATTCATTGGGACAGGTATGTTTTTACATCTGGTAGCCTGTAGCCTCATTTAAGAGTTTTCATTATCAGAAACCAGTCTTATATACCCTATAGTCCCATCTAATCTTATAGTCAAGACTTATTCTCTATTTTTTTAACTTCTTTTAATTCTTCGTACGTTGTCTCAATACTAAATTGTTTTTTTAATTCTAAAATTTTAGCCTCTACATCTTCCCTGTTCATGGAATCAATTGTTCCTGTCAAAATCTCTTTTTTATCAACATACAACCCAGCTATCTGACCACGGCGAGTCTCTGCAGCTACGGCAGCATTCCAATTTCCTGATTCACTGGCTTTATCTCTAATTCTAGCCAATGTAGCTAAGCTACGCTCCTGTGTACATTTGTATCTTTCAGCAATAGCCCTGCGTTCTGACTCAATGGCATCAGCAACAATAGGATATTTATCTGGGTTTTGTAACTCAGATGCACGCACAACAGCAGAGTCTTTTGCGTAACCTGCTTCAATTGCACATTGCCTAGCAGTCTTCAACCCTTCGGAATGGACAAACAAAAGAATAAACTTTCTTTGTTTTCCTGTAATCTTGTGGTGAAACAATGCGTCAGTCAACGCTTCTGGTATGTTATCTTTGTTTTCTTCCATAATGCACCTGTTCAATAGATGTTTCTTCCCAGAAAATATACAATATTTAATGATTTTATGCAATGCGAGTTATGTTTGTAGATATAAAAAGGTTACTTCTGTAAATGTAAAAGTAACCTTCAGGTAACCTAAAAAGCTAGGAAATACAAGGGAAGTTACTTGGTTACCTAGGATACCTCTACTCTGAGAAATAAAAAAATATTTTCATCTTGGAGAATACATCTATAGGAACAGCTGTTTAAGAAAAAAATTTAGGGTCTTCACTGACGATTCTAAGTGCTTTTTTCAATGCCTCTTTCCCGTCCGTCATGATGACTTCCCATTCACTAGGATTATAAGATCTATCAAAATTAGAGTTGTAGAATCGCACAGTCACGTCTCCACAGTGGAGACATTTATAAATTTTTCTTACTGGGCTTTCTGGAAGCTTTAGGTACATAGCGTTTTATCCTTTGTAGGGGAAATAAAATTACGTTACTTGGTAAATTCTTTTTAAAATATATAGAATCCATTAATTTCATGTTTTCAATTCTTTCGTACTGATTAGTTCGTTGGGCAAGAAGCGTGTCCAATAAATCACGTTGCTTTAATATCTCTTGATCGCTCATTTTCCTTGCAATTGTTTTCTTCGTTTAATAAATTTTGATGCACCACTAACAGCTGGTTTATCTAACGATGCACCACCTAGTTGTTTTCTTCTTTTAACAAACTTTGATGCAGACTTTTTAACTTTATCACTTGAACGTTGTTCCATTTTTGTTTTTTGAGGTAAACCTAATTTTTTTCGTCTAGATTTTCTTTTACCAGCTTTATATGCTTTGACACCCATTCCAGCAAGTGTAGCCATTAATCTAACTAATCCACCCATAATTAACTTCTTCTAGCTTTAGCTCCTCTGCCTGTTCCTCTTACTCCAGGGCGCTTTGCTCTTCTTTTCTTAGTTATTGGTGATTTTTTTGTACTTGGGCCATGTGGTTGCGGTTTTCCTTTTTTTAATCTTCGCAGAGCCAATATAGCTCTTTGAATTCCCGTTCCTCCCACTCCAGCTCGTGTAATTGCCCGTTCACGTGCTGTATAATTTTTTCCAGTGCCTTTAAGACCACCTGGCATGGTTTTACCATAACGTGATTGCATTCTTCTACCGTCTTTGCTGACTGTAGATGCACCAGCAGGGCCAATACCTCTTTGAACGCTTCCACCTTTTTTAACTTCTATTATTGTATTACCTTTTTGATCTTTTTTATCAACTCCATGTGGAACTCCCTTTTTGTACGTACGTGCTGGCTTTCCTTTTCCACCTTTAGTTCCTAGTGGTTTCTTATCTTCCTTTTTTTGTTTCCCTTTTCCTGAAAGAGGAGTGCTTCTATAAGGTTTTCCAGCTTTAAGCGTTTTTCTTCTTATAGATGATGGATTTATAGACGACCCCCGTATGACATTTTGTCTAACAATTTTTCTTCTTGTAGATGATGGATTTGTTTTAACGTAAGAGGGTAGCTTTCCCGTTTTTTTATAAGTTGATATATCAGCTGAGCTAGCTGTATCTAAAAATTCTTTCTTGGACAGTAGTCGTGGCATAACATTATCTCCTATAGACGACCCCCGTATGACATTTCGTCTTAACAGGGGCGTCAAAGTGAACGAGTAAATTATAGTCTAATTCTATATTAAATGCAAACTACTTTAAATGAATTTTAAATTTCTTTAAGGAATCCGTACTTAAATGTAATGGTCCATGGTACCATATCGGATTATTATCACTATCAAGATAAGTTTGAAGATAATATTTATCCTCTAACTCTCCTTCACTTTTACACGTTTTGCATTGAATGACACTGCTTTCAGCCTCAAACTTATGTCGTGTAAACCCGTTACCCTTACACATTGGGCAAATAATTTTTTTTGTTTTCATTTTATATCCTTAGTGTTCTTTCAGTATTTGCTACTACAAAATTTATTATGTAGCGTGGTCCGTTAGTCGGGTTAGAACTTGCATGTTTAATGTAACTATCAAACTCAATACAAGTGTTAGCAATTGGTTCTACTTTTCCTCCATTCTCAAACCAGGTGCAGCCATCACTATCATTAATGTAATAAATATAGCTAGTGAAACCACCAGGCGGTTGCCAGTCACTATTATCAACATCAACGTGATAAGGATGATGTTCTGGTGCATTGGGATATGGTTGAAGCAAATTACATTTAATTCTCCAATACTTTCCCTCTACATCACAGTTTTTTAAAATATCGTGTAAGTGAGGTATTTGCCAAAAATATTTATGATAAAACTGATGTGAGGTCCAAAGACTAGGTTCGTCTGACCAATCTTCTATGTGACGACGTTCCATTAATGAGCGAACCATTTGCGGCGTATCAGTTTTGTCACTTGCGTCGTACGTTGCGTTATTATAACTCCATTGAAATCCATTACTTGTAATATACTTTACAAGTCTTTCATGTTCTTCTTTGGCTAAAACGTTACTATGTATTTTCATATCTCTTTCTAATAATTCTATTCAATCTTTCCCAATGATTCCTATCTTCTACTTCTTTCCAGGTCCGTGGGCTACGGAGCGCAATCTTTCCGATGCGCTCCTTTTCTTTTCGTAATCGTTTCTCTAATGTATTTCTCTTGCGTGCCATTCTTTTGTCTTTCTCTTTTTTTCATAATATTGCCGCAACGCATTTAATTCATGCCAGTGATGTTCATTTTGCATACGTCTGCCAAATATCCATCCTATCCAAAAAATTAAAACAATTGCAATGATGTGCCATATAATCATGAAGCCTCCTTTGTTTCTTGATTATTCCATCGTGCCTGTTCTTCTTTGTCATTAAGATAACAAGTAGAACAAAGTTTTTTATCAGGATAATTATCCATTTCATGAAGAAACGGTGTTTCCTGGTGACAACAAAAACAATTATACATTTGTAACATACTTTTGACTCTTGTGTACAATAGTATACATTTTTGTGTAATAATCAGGATCGCTTAAAAAATCATAGATCCCAATGATAGTTCCTACTTCGTACTTTTTAAAATGAGCTGCTCTCTCATCAATGTTATCAATTTTGTTAGGATCTGCAGGAAATCCTACACCTTCCGCTTTAATAAGTTTTAATTTTTCTGTTCCTTTTTCGGAATCATAAAATCTTTCCCAAACTAATTTTTGTATCACGCAGCCTTCATCTTTCTTTTCTTTGCTTCTTTTTCTACTAAATGTGTAATCTGCATACCAGCAGATCTATTATCTTCATTGGCTATTTTTTTAAGTAACTTGTACGTTTCTATACGCACAGCTACTGACTTAAATTTTAAAATATTCACGATCCTGTCCTTTCAAATGGTTCGTTGTGTACTGTAAGCTCTAGATCACCAAAATCAAAAGCAGGTTGTTGTGGGTCGTGAGCCACGCTCGGTGTAAATCTACGCCCTGTATTTTTAGCAAGCTCCATCCAGTCTTTAGCAGCGTTGCTGTAAAAATCGGCCATCGTGTGATCGCCTAATCGTTTTGAGTTAGCTGCTTTAGAATAACATTCTTTTGCACGTGTTAAACGCACACCAAGACGAAATCCTTCTTTAAATGTTGCCTCGTAATCTTTTTTTAATATCATACTTTCTCCTTCTTAGTGTGAGTAGGGGGATTCTTTGACTACCCCCAACCTTTTCCCGACAAATCAACATTTCCTAAATGTTAACTAGTACTTCAGTACCACCCTTGGACCCTTCAAAGCATTCGCTTCATATCGTTCCTCAAGCGTGCCTTACTACTTTGTTACAGTTGTTCAGCCATACTCGGAGAATGTTGCACCATTCTCATTTAATTAAGCCTTTAATCTAATTTAGTGGGACTGTCAACTAAGAAATTCTTTTAACCACGAATTTTCTTCGGATAACTCTTTATACATCCAGGTACAATATTCCTTGCTAAACTCCCATTCCATGGCCTCATTGTAGACACATTCTCTAATAAAAGTTTGATATGGCGAGTAACTT